GATTCTCATGGTTACCCAAGGTCATCACCATTCTCGGCTTGTATACCTTATGCTTTGTTTCCTTCTGACTTCTTTGCAACTCTCGTAAAGGTGCAAGCAGTTTAGCCATAGCTTCTTTAGCAACAGCCACATCTTTCTTGTAGCGTAGTCCTTCAAAATACTTGCTCCCAACTTTGTCGTGTGTAGATAGGGATGGCATGTCTGCAAAGTCACCGATGTTTACCACTACATCAGGGCGGTATTCACAAATGGCTTTGCCAGCCCACGTTAGGTGTTCTGTAGGAACCCCTTCTTTAATCTGACAATCCGATATTACTAGTATTCTCATAATATTCCTTTAGTTGATGTTCGTTAACAAACTCATCTATTGCGTCTGCTACACCTACGTATCCAGTAGCATCTAAGAATCGTGCAAACTCTTGAAGTACATTGTGCCACGTAGTGTCTTCAGGAAAGGATACTTTGTACGAAATCTCTTTGCTTGGATAGTGGCGGTCAATACCATCTATAGGTGCACTATCATCTTCGTAATACAATCTGTAGTTATGCATTGTCGGTAATCTCCATTACTCGTGGCATGTCCACCACATCAACTAAAAACTCTGGACCACTTGCATACATAAATGTACGCATCTCAGGCCAGCACTCTTTCTTAAAGTTACAGTAGCTACATGATGTACATAGCTTTAAGTTCTTACTCGTCTTACTAGCAGGTACAGGGTCTAACCGTTTCAAAGGTATAGGCGATACCATACTAGCAATCTCTGCACTACTCTCAGCTTGCATTTTGAATAGTGTTTTGTTTACTTCGATAGGATAGTAGTTTACGTGACCTAGTTCTTTCTGAATAGTAACAAAGCCAGCAGTGTCATAATTAAGAGCAGTAGCATATCCATTTAGTTGTTGATAGTAGCCAAATGGATCGTCAACTAAACCATTAGCAAACTTCATCTCTGAAAATTTAGTAACGCTTTTAACGTCCACACACACGTTGTCAATAATGGCGTCAATGCGTCCTCGCACAATCCATCCACTACCTATTTCGTATACGGCTTTCTCTTGCTTTTTCTCTACCTTATGACCAGCATCTTCTGCTACGTTCAGCACCAGTTCTTCTAGCATGTCTCCATAAAAGAATTTAAGTAGGGCACGACCATCAGGCTTATCGCCTACAGTTGGTGTGTTGTACTTGTACCATAAGCGACGTGGGCATGGGTCACCTACCTCACTAAAGTATAGCACTTTGTCTTCTCGTTCTCTATCTCGTGGTGTAAACCACTTGTCGTAGCTAATATCTACCTTGTTGTTACTAGTAGCAGGGGGCGAACCCCCCGCAATAACACCGTAAATATCCTCTACTAAGGTGTCAATTGTTTTCATTAGTCAACCTTCACGCCAGCAAGTGACTCTGCCATCTCAGCATCAATGTCACCACAAGAATAAGACTCAAGCACTCGTGCAATACGAATCACCTCTACAGCAATCTGCTCTGCATCTGCGTAAGACTCTAAGCCAAAGTCTGTGACAATCTTAGTTGCATTAGTCACACTGTTCTGGCGAATGATAGCACGGTCACCGTGCAGTGCAGGTACTGGAAACACTTTAGCAGCGAATCCACCACCACCGCTGCGTGGTGCAGCAGCCGGTGCAGCAGTAGCACCAGCACCTTTTGTAATCAACTTAACTGATGCGTGGTCTACATTCTTACCGTATGTATTCTCTGTGTATTGAAAATCTACTTCATCACCAATAGCAAATGCAGGCTTCTTAAAGCCATAGCTAAACCAACCATCACTTGTCTTGATAGAGAAAGCAGGCTTAGGACCAAACTTAGTGTTGACTTCTTTACTAGTAATGTTTTCAATTACGTAACTCATACAATTTCCTTTAGGTTAATTTCTTCTTTGTCTTGCCAGTTACTACCGGCTTCGACACCTACACCTAGCTTGCATGGAAAATCAATTCCAAAGAATTGTTTCATATACATCGGTGCATTTTCTAACGTTTCTTTTGCAAGCTTGGCTACACTGTACTCTATTTCTTTAGGTGTGTCAAGCACCACACTATCGTGTACAGTCATTACTAAACAAGCGCCCTTATCAACTAGCTTTGCATCTTCTAGGTTACGTAATAATATACCAACCATCATAGGCACAATATCGCCTGTAGCAAAGCCTTGAATAGGCCAGTTCTTTAGTTCTGTAGGGCTAAACGTCATGTCGCCCTTGTACTCGTTGTGGTATTTGTTAAACACATAGTGTCGTCCTGTAGGGCTTGCGTGGTAGTAGGTGTACTGCGGTCCTGTCTTAGTCTCGCTATACTCTACAACCGCCTTGTCGTTGGCTTGCTTTACTATTTCTTCATGGTATTTTTTCACTCCTTTGTAGCGTGTGTAAAACGTCTTGATAAACTTCTGTGCAGTGGCTCGGTCACATCCACTCTGTGCCATCAGCGTTGTTGCTCCTCCTCCATACACTAGCAAGAAACTAAACCGTTTGAATGGCTTGCGTTCTTTGTCAGTGGGCATGCGTCCATACATACTACGGTACAGTTCTCGGTGCATGTCTCGACCATTGTTAATGTCGTCAATCAGTTGCTTGTCGTCAGCAATGTACGCTAACGCAACCATCTCTAATTGTGAATAGTCAAGTTCAAGAATAACACCATCTGTGTACCGACTAACGTAAGCACGTTTAACGTCCCCTGTGTCTGTTTGGTTTTGTAAGTTAGGATTGGTTGACGATAGCCTCCCTGTCTTAGTTGCACAATGGTTTAAGTTCGGATAAATGTTCTGGTCTGGAAAGCGTAGGTCTAATAGTCCTTGGTAATATGTGTCTGCAATCTTAGCAGTCTCACGTATTACTAGTAACTGTTTGGCTACTGGGTCAGCATCTGTATCGACTAGGCGTTTCAATGTCGCATCATCTACACTGAAATAGCCACTCTTACCCGCCTCGGTAAATGGCTCGTACAAACCTTTAATTGTACGTTCCTTATCAACAAGTTTAAACTTAGGATTACCGTTCTTATAGTCACCGACACGTTCCTTCTCCTTATACTTCTCAGTACCGCCAAAGAAAAACAAAGACAATTGCTTAGGGCTATACACGTCTAAGTCAGGATGCCAAGACTTAACTTTACTGATAGCTTCTTGCAGTATGTCGTCATACTTAAATTTACTAGCAACAACATAGTCCCAGTCTACTCGCATACCGTTACGATTCATTTCAATAGTTGCACGTAGTGCGTCCATCTGTGTGAACATCAACGGCAGTATGTCTAGGTTACTTGCTTCGTCAAATTGCTTACGAAATATCTGTGCAGTGTTATCTACGTCGTGCCATAGGTAGTCGCATAGTTCGCTCTTAGGAATCTCTGATGTGCATACACCAGCCTTCCAATACTCCTTCATCTTGTCGTCCTTAAGCGCATGCTCACCAACATACTCAGTGGTCAGTTGGTCTAAGCTAGCGTACAGTTGACGTTGACCAGACAGCAGGTAAGCGGCTAACTGTGTGTCCCAAATACGTGGCAATGGAGTCTTAGCGTTGCGATATATGTACAACAAATCAAACTTGACGTTGTGTCCTACAACCATACCTGCTTCGCTACATGTTACTAGTAACGCATCTGTAGCTACTCCTGATGCGTCGTACTCAATCGTTACGTCGTCAGCATCTACGTCTTTATAGCCAGCGGCAATAACTTTGTTACCAGCCCACATGGGGTTAGCACTGTGGTTACCTACAGGGCACTTGATTGTAGTCTCTAGATCAATGACCAGAGTCTTTACTTTACTTTCCATTTTGATACATACCTCGCTTTAGCAGGATTAATCTCTACCTCAAAGCAACCATGTCTATGGGCTTCCAGTGTCTCATCTCCTCCAAACAATTTGTTCTTGGGTACGTGTAGGTAACGTTGATAGTCTAACCCCGGCTCGTTGCTCTTACCGATGGTAATGATGGCATCAGCTTCACCAATCTTATCGGTCTTACTACCTCGCAGTTGGTTCATCTGTATCCACTTCTCACCCTCTCCAGTACCGTCTACTTGACTGATAGCAATTACAGGGCAGTATTCTTTAGCGATGTCACGTGCCCACTCGTACAGTTTACCGATACGTAGGTCATCACGTGTCTCATTACTAAAGCCATGCACCTTGTCCAGTTGGTCAAAGATAATTAGTGCGGGTTTATACTCTGTAAATAAACTACTAATTTTATTGACACTCTTAATACCACTATCGTCATCAAGCACCAGAAACCTATCTCCACCAGAGTTGATAAAGTCTTCTTCATATGTCTTAGGTGATGCTAACAAATCGCTACTAGTAACACCAGCATGGGCTTGGATGACCCTCATCATAACCTTGTTGCTAGCTTCCTCGTTGTTAATCCATACCACATGCTCATCAGGTTGTATCTGCGTCATCATGTAGCTTGCTTCACTAGCTGTGAATGTTGTCTTACCAGTCTCAGGTCTAGCGGCTACGATAATGAAATCACCTTTACGCAATGGCCCTAACGCTACGTTAAGTTCCTTGAGTCGCCACTTCAATCCGCCCTTGGACACTGCATCTGCTACGTACGAAAGACTAGGTGATACGAATATGTCAGCCTTGTCTACGCTAGCACCAATCTCTCTGTGATACTCCTTAATCATAGGCTCAATGCTGGACAAATCTCCTCCTGCACCTGTGCCTATCTTCAAGCACACGTCGTATATACGTGTTGCGTAGTCAGTCTCAATAAGCTTTGCTAGTAAGTCTTTAACAATGGGCGGTGGCTTTGCTAATGACTTCTCTAGGTTCTCAAAAGCTAACTCGTGTGCCGTGGCATCCTTAATCTTCTTACCTCTGACAATGAAATAGAATGTCTTAAACTCCCTAACATCCATGTCACTGCGTGATGGATAGTTGTCCCAATACTCTCCTAGAACGTTGAACATATCTAAAGTTATGTTAGATACTGTGTGTTTCTTTACATGATCTTTAAATCTATAATAAGTATCTTTATTACTTACTACAGTTAATAAGTCTATATCATATGACATTATAAGTCAATCTCCCGTAAGTCAACCAAAGATATTTCCTTCGGTTGCTTGTTGATAATACTAGTAACGTCTGTTAACGCTCCTAGCTCTCGTAGTAAGCTCACTGCGGCAGTGTGTCCTGCCATGTCGTCGTCTAGCCATACTACAATTCGTTCGGGCTTCTCAGCCACTATCTTTGACTTAGCTACAGTACTTAGCTTTGTACCTAGCAAACACATAGTTGTGTATCCTGCGGCATTAAGCTTGTAGCTACTCAACAAATCCTCTACGATAACCCAAGGTCTATACTCGTCGTTGCCGTACAGCATACTAAACCCAAAGCTTGTGAATGTCAAGTATTTTGGACTACCTTCGTAGTTACGCACTTGGTAACCAGCTAAGTCGTCAATGCCGTTGTATATAGGCAACACTATACCTCGGCTATTCTCACGTATACCAAATACACCTGCCATTGTCTCATTAAAGCCGTATCTGGATAGCCACAATTTGCCTCTAGTGTCAAACGCATCATAGTCATCGTGGGCTTCGTCATATCTGAATGACCAATCGGTCGGCTCTAGTTTTTTAACGTAATCACCTGCTTTATCCATTATGCGTAACAGTGTCTCACGTGGTCTATAGTAGCCGTTTAAACCGCAATGGTGGCAATGCATTAGGTATGCACCGTCTAGTCTTTTGACGTATAGGCGTTTCTTGTTGTCCGTTCCTGCTTCACAATCAATGTGGTTAGTCTTGACTTGCTGGTTGTCATCCATGTCTTCGTAGTCAGGATAGTTAGCTAGCAATAGCTCTTTAGCTTGTTTGCCGTAGATTGTCATACTCGTCACCTTGTTTTCTAAAACGAAAAATGTTGGTAGGCAATGTCATTTTAAACTCAAAAAACATTTTGTCAATATGTCTTTCAAGAAATAAACTGGCATCTTTTAGTGTGTCAAACGTGTCAGGCATTAGTTGTAACCAGCCTGCTACTGTGCGTGTCTCAATGATGTACATGTTACTAGTAATGTGTGATGACAGACCTTGCGGTCTGCCACTGATTAACCAAAGCACTTGGTATACAACTCCATAACACTGCGTGTGTCATCGGGGTTAAGCTTGGCGGCATACGCTACCTTAAACGAATCCTGCACACTATAGCGGCGCATCTTACGTGCCCAGTTGATTAGCGTACGTGGTGAGATAGTTAAGCCTATTTTACCAGAGTCATACGCATTACGTACAAGACCAGCAAGGCGCACCATTTGACCAGCAGTCTTGGTATCAATACCAGTCTTACTAGTAATGATGTTGATCTCGTGTGATGCCGTGAGATAGTCTAAGTGCAACGTATTGGTGAATCGGTCAATGGTTGCAGTGTTCTGCACACCTACACCAGAGAACGCACCACTCGTGTCACCTTGTCCTACAGTGTTACCAGCAAACACTAATCGGAAATCCTTGTGTGGAATAACAGTGCGGTCGTCACTAGTGCCGGGCTTCTCTTTGAGATAGAGATAGCCGTTGTCTTCCAATAGGTTCTGCATACCCATAGCAATCTCAGCAGGCATTAACTCCCACTCGTCTACTAGGCACACTGCACCATACTTAGCGGCTTCTGTGACTGCACCATCTTCCCATACAGTAGCACCACCGGACACTGTAAGTGTACCAAACAAGCTAGCACTCTCTACGTCACCAGACATGTTGATGCGAATGAATGGGCGCTTAAGCTTGGCACATACATACTTGACCAGTGATGACTTACCGCTACCAGTAGGGCCTGTGATGAGGGACTTGTCACCATCTTGAATACCCGCTACTAGTAACGCTGCAACCTCACGCTGCACTACATAGTCCTCGTCTACTTGCGGCACTAGTCGTGCTACGTTGTCAGGCAATGAACCTAGTACGTCTACTGGAAAGTCACCAAAGCTAGGCGTGTAGCCAAAGACACTACTGTACATCAGTTGCCCTTCTTCAGGGGCTAAGACTACTTTGGCAATAGCCGGTTTAACTTCGGGCTTAGTGGCAGGCGCTTTACCTAAGTGCTCTGCAATAGCCTGTGCTACTTTGTCGTTCATGTGTGTGGACATATCAAATACTCCTATCTACTACGGTTAAAATTGTTTTGGCAAGGTCTTCCACTCGATCAACTACTACGTTCTTTTTATAGTAGTCAGCAACATTATTATCACAAATACCAATACCATATACATCGATTCCTACTTTCTCGGCGTTACTAATAACATCTTTGGTGTATGACTGAGAATCACCAGCCCACGTTCTACCAGCAGGCATACCATCGGACAATACAATTAACACCTTACGCTTTTCTTTACGCTTTGCTAACTGTGCATGAGCATACACTATAGCGTCACCATCTGTATTCTCCCACAATACACCCGATGCTATTGCGAAACGGTTTACTAGCTCAGTACTGTTTACACGCTCACCAAAGTCATTAAACACCCAGATCATAGGCGCATCATTCTTGTCAGCATGATTGGTAAACCCTAGCGTTGTAAACGGTATGTTTAGTGGCTTTAATGCTTCGGCTAACGCACCAGCTCCGCAACATGCCATGTCAAACTTGTAGCCTGACATACTACCACTACAGTCTACCAGTAGACACACTGCAGTATCTAACGTATCGCTTACAACACGCTTACGAAACACCTTAGCTTTGTCTTCATGCATGAGTCGGTGCAAACTACCGTTGTGTAGCTTACCCCTACGTTGTCCATACTCGTAACGGTCACGGCTACGTGTCTGTAAAGACATACGTAACTTGTTAGCTAACGGCTTGGCGTTACTAGTAATGTACCCTGAAACACCCTCTTTCCTCAGCATACCAGCACCATACCCCCGTAAACTGTGGTGCAGTTGCGGGAAACGCAGTATATAATACTCTTCTGTCTTGGGTATGGTGTAACTGCCACGCTTAAACGTAGGACCCTTGTAACTGATACCAGTGCGGCTAGGCTTGTGCTCGTGACCAATAGCATCCT